TCAATATCTTTGGCTTCAACACCCTTGTTGGAACGTCCTTCGAGACGCTCTGGAACGACGGTGGAGCGTATGTATTCCCTTCCTCAGCTGTTACCATGGATCTGGTTTCAACGAGCGCTAGCGACACCATGGACGTTCTGGTGGCGGGGCTGGATTCCAGCTACAACCAGATCACCGAGACTGTAACGCTCACCGGCACATCAGCAGTCACAACTTCTGCGAGCTTCCTTCGGGTTAACTCTGCCATCATCCTGTCAGGGCAGAACGCTGGTGAAATCTCCATCAGTAATGGCGGCACAACCTACGCTTTTATCGGCACAAACCTGGGAACCACGCAGGCGTGCGTCTACACGGTTCCCGCTGATCACTCCCTCTATATCTTCCGCATCGACTTTAATAGTGCGACAGCTAACCCAAACAAATATTTAACGGTCAGAAACAAACTAGCCAATGACACTGGGAGAGTGCTACACGTTGCAGAGGCGACATTTGCCACCAGTCAGGTAAGCTATGACCGTCAGGTTCCGTTCAAAATAGCGGAGAAGACTGACTTTCAATTCCAAGCGAAGTCCAGCAGCGGTGACAATGAAGTTGCTGTCTTCGTGGAATGTGTGTTGATTAAAAACTAGGAGAATCGAATGATCACGATTGATGGAACAGAGTACACAGAAGAAGAGTTAAGCGGAGATTCTAAGATCCGAGCAAACAGGATCATGGAGCTACGAGCGGAGGTTGTCAGGTTGATACTGGCCCAGCAAGAAGCCGAGCAGAACATTCGGTTTCACGCTCAGCAGATCAAAGAAGAGATGGAACCATCCGAGGAAGACGAATAGTTCCACATGGAACATTAAGAAAGGTTGGAGGGGGAGGGCCAAGAAGTCCGCTTGGTTAGCAGCATCACTTTGTGTCGTGTGACGCCTAGCTTGTCTGCCATCCACCGAGTGGTCATCCCCTCTCTCTGCCATTCGTAAATCTGCCGTTTCGTCTCCTCGCTGAACGGCGCTATCACTGACGCCAGAACCTCAGATATGTACCGCTCCCGCAGTTTTTCTTGGCACACAATGGCTTGATAGAACATGTCTACCGGCGCTCCTTGTAGGTCGTATGCCTTTGGTGGCACTTCTGGCATCGTCTCGTTATCCCCTTGGTCAGTTCCTTGGTCTCAAACAACCCTTTGCAGTTCATGCAGACTTGCATGTCGCGTGGTACGCCAAACGGAATTTGAGTGATCTGGCCCCCTTCTTCAAGAAATTTCTTGACGGCTTCGTTCATCGTTCCCCCTGAGCTACTGCTAGACCGACTCGAGCAAGCCTGACATTGATTGGGCACTCTTCTGGAAGGCGTTGGTTAGCCTCGTTAACCACGTTTACCACCCAGGTTGGTACGTCACTGGGCCGCTTCACGGCTTTACCGTTGTACGTTATTCCGTACAGGTGCTCGCAAAGCCGAGTGGCTAGGGTTTCATTGTGTGAGGTTACGTTGGTCTTAACCTCTCCCCCTTCGGTCTTGCTGCTAGAAAGCTGGTTTAGCTTTGACCTTATCTGTTTGGGTGAGGGGAAGTTGTCTATCTCCTCAGTCAATTGCCCCAACGCTTCAGTCATCAAGGCCACGCTCTCTCTGGAGAACGCTTGATAGTGTACTTTCCCTAATTCCACCCAGTCCCGTTTCTTGAACGGATGCAGTGCAAACCATTGCTCGTAGAGCGCTGTGAAGTCGTGTTTATCCATATTTTTCCCCTGATTGGTAGGATATTACGAGCCGTGAAATATCCTATTTGAGTGCGGCAGTTGATCGCTTTGGCGGTGAATGTTGCGGGCCGCAAGCAAGCGACCTATCTCTCATGCCCCGAGGGGAGACTGACGCTGCCGCTCGCCTGTCTGAATCACCCGCTCGGCAATGTTACATTAAAAGGGGATGTCTTCCTTCCAGTCCTCTTCTTGTGGAAGCGCAGCCTTGAACGCTGGCTGACCACCGGCCTGGGGCCGAGATTGTGGCAGTTGCAGTTTCCCGTTGAGCGTGGGTGCTCTGGGGTTGTCGCTGTCGTTCTTCCATAGGGCTACGTCGTATTCGGTGCCGTTGATGGTCGCTTTGCCTTTCAGGATCGGAGCTTTGGCGTTGGTGCCGTCACTCTTCCACAGGCTTATCTTCAGTTCGTTGTCGTAGCTCATAGGTTTTCCAAAATGGTGGTGGTTAGCGCTGACGTGATGACAGCAATGACAATGACTATGGCAGAGTCTTTCAGGTTCATGCCAAACAAGCCCTCTGTGGGCGTTATTTCGACGCTCTCAGGCGTTTTATCTACGGGGGAGGGCGTTTGTATAGGGTCTGAAAGCTGAAGCTCAAAATCGGGCTGTTTAGTGCGGATCTCGTACCTGCGGAAATCAGCCTGACTGCGCTGGATGTACTTTCTGCCCATCAGGTTGTTGATGGCTGTTCTGGCTTGCTTCGCCTTCATCTCTGACCCTTTGTCGAGCAAGTGCCGGCGGATGGTGTGGTAAGCCATCGGGCCGTGTTCGTCCAAGATGTCGAATATCTCACGGGCGTTGCCCTTTCTTGGTCTTCTCATTTGGGATTCTCCACTTTTCTGATTGCTGATCGGATGTTGCTTGGAAGCTCTGCCCACACCGCCAGCTTCATATCACTGTCTTGGCGTAATTCGTCGAGCAGTTCTTTCATGCCTGCGTGATCTTCGGCTGAAGTGGCTTCGGTTAGAAGGGAAATGTAACTGGTTCGTTTTCCCTCATCGACCTTGATGCCTTCTTCTTGGATGACAGTCTTGGTGACTGACTGAGGCTTTCGGCCAGTAGTGTTCTTTGCCGCCGCGTTGCCATCATCGTCCTCATCTGCTGCTACACCGCAAGCCATCGCCAGAGAGTAGCGCTTGGCATAGGTTAGGGCCGAGCCGAAGCCTTGGGCGTTCTCACGATCTATAGGGACGGGAACTGGCCCAGTGGATAACTCCTCGCCGTGGCCGTAAAAGACGGTTTCAACAGCGATGCCATGATCCATTGGAACTGACTTTTGGATGTACGCTATTCCGTTCGCATTCAGCGCGGGTTTAACCGCGTCGATCACACTCTTGAGCGAGGCAAACTTGCTCTTGAAGTGTGGGTTAGTTTGGTCAAATGCCGCATGGGTCATTTGTGACTGCGCCTTAACAAGTGCGCTAATCAAGGTTTGTTTTGATTCCATCCATTAATTCCTTTAGTTGGGTTTTAAGGTACTCGTGACGCTCTACCGAGTTTCTTGGTAAATCACAGTTGCGGATATTGTCCACAACCTGCGAGATTGGTTTGGCGACCAGTTCATCGTCTGGCCCATCGGTCATTAGTTCTGACTTAACGCGACCCATTGGAAACCTCCGTCAAGCAACCGATCTGATTGCCGCGCCACCAGATAAAATACTGACCAGCGGGGTTGCCATCGCGCACATCGGCAAGTTCGTGAATGTCGTTTACAATTTTTGAGAGTTTCCAGTGCAGGTTTTCTTCCCACCACATCTGGAGATCAAACATTTCAGAGCGGGAGTGCTCAACGATGCCGTTCTCAAACGACTGGCATTCTGTCATGCCGTAGAAATGAAGGTTAAACAAGACGTCGTTGTCTTTAGGTTCACCCAGATCGCATACTGGGCAGACCAGATAGGCGTGGCCTGCATCGCGCAGGTTGTGCAGTTCAGTCTCACACTTTGGGCAAGTGTCGGGATCACCCCACATTGCTTGAAAGCGTGGGTCAGATTCGATTGGTCTATCAGGCACTAACATAACGTCTCCTCGTTGTTGTGAAGCCATGATAAACTGCCGGTGTATCTAGTCAACAATAAATGCAAACTTTTTTTGTATTATTGTTCTTGCAAACTACTGGTGTATCTGTACTGTGGACGGAATGGAAACAGAAGCATTCAAAAGAGTCGTCGAGATTGTTGGGTCAAAGGCTGAGATAGCCCGACAGTGTGGGGTCAGCGGACAACATATTCAGAAATGGAAAAGCCAAGTACCGGCTGTCCATGTGATAAAGTTGGAAAAGTTGACAGGTGGAGCGGTTCGACGCGAAGAATTGCGACCAGATGTTTTCTACGATTAGCGGTCAGTCCCTCCTTCCCTCCTCCCTCCCCTGTTGTTGTGAGGGGCTGGCCCTTTTTATTTGCTCCACTTCGGTGGCAGAGGCGTGTACGTAAAAGCGTACATGTGCGGGTGGTTGACCCGTTGAGCAGAACGACCAAAGACAATTTGCTTGAATCTGGGCGTCTTAGTAGGAACGCCAAGTTGAACACTCGTTAAAGGTGGCAAAAACCCTCCCCCCCAGTTGATATATGGGTATGGGAGGTGGGCAACGTCTGGGCCAGCGTGGAAGTGGTCGAGTGAAAATACGGACTAGCAATAGAGACTAAGATTGGTAGGGGCCACCAAACCCTACTAAATGTCACGGCATGTCTAAACGAAAGAGGGAGAGAGTCATGGATAGACTAGACCAGATATTGGATAGGTTGGGCCAACGTATAAACGAGTGGGAGGGGGCGAGTAGGGAAGCAATTGAAGCAGAAACCAATTTTAAGAGCTTTGAAGCTAGCAGCCAGAAGGCGCACATGGATGCAGGGGCAAGCGCTGCTAAGGCGCAAACAGAAACCAGATCAAGCGGAGAGTGGGCCAACCACTACCGAACAGTCCAACAAGCCAGTCTGAAGGCTGAGACACTCAAGAAGAAGATAATGCTTGGGCAACTGGCGTTTGATGCTGAACGAACCAAGCAAGCCAACCAGCGACGTATCGTCTGATGATCCAGGGAAGCGAAGAATGGCATCTTTCCAGAATTGGCAACTTGACCGCAAGTAGATGCCATGAGGCTGTCGCTAAGACCAAGAGTGGATATAGCGCATCGCGCCAGAAATTGATGGATGACCTTGTGAATGAAAGGCTTACGGGTGAGCGCAGGATAATAATTCCAAGCCCAGCGATGCAATGGGGCGTAGAAACAGAACCGTTGGCTCGCCAAGCCTATGAATTAATTAAGGGTTGTGATGTATGCGAAACTGGCAGTGTACCCCACCCACTAATCGAAGAATCAAGCGCAAGCCCTGACGGATTGGTCGGGGATAACGGGCTGATAGAAATTAAATGCCCGAATACTACAACGATGGTTAATACAGTTATCAGAGGCGACATTCCAGAAAACTACAAGACGCAAATGATGTGGCAACTTGCTTGCACGAGGCGCAAATGGTGCGACTTTGTGATGTACGACCCTAGACTTCCTGATGAGCGCAACATTTGGATAAAGAGATTTTCGCCATCTCAAGAAGAAATTTTGGCGCTAGAGCTGCAAGTAATAGATTTTTTGCATGAAGTACGGGAAAGGGTAAATATGTTTAAACAGACCATAGACGCAAACTACAAAGCCCAGTTGTGAAGTCGAAGAAACAAACTTCAGCAACGCTTCGCGCTAAGGCATTGAAGACTCTGCAAAAACTTGCAAGAATCAGCGCGGCTGACGACAATGGATACTGTAAGTGCGTTTCATGTGGCCGCTTAGACCACTACAAGAACATGGACGGCGGACACTTTATCCCGAAGGGTTCATCGAGTAGATGGGCGCTGGAAGAGCAGAACGTGAATCCGCAGTGCAAGGGCTGCAACGGCTTCGGCATGAAGCATGGCAGCGCAGAAGCGCAGTACACGATCTGGATGTTAGACTGGTACGGGAAGGAAGCAGTGGAGTACATGCTGGCGACCAAGAAAGACCCCGTGAAGTATTACGCTGCCGACTATCGTGAAATGATAGAAGACTGGGGCCAGCAGATCATGGCCCATGAAAGACGCTTAGGGGAGCGTGGCAGATGAGATCCCCCAGGGTTGTAGCGCAAGACATGGTGAAAGCTATGGACGCAGCAGCCAAACAGGTCTGGGACTCTGAACCAAAAAAAGAATCGGATGAGAAGCTAAAGGCATTGGTTTTTGCCCATGTCTGCAATTCATACGCAAGGCGAGGGGGCCATGGCAAGACCGATCCTACCGACTGATCCAGAGGTGTTCGCAGTAGAGTTTGAGGCATTGGGCGCGACCAATATGGCGGCCAAGTACAACGTCTCGGTCAGAAACGTGTTTGCGAAACGCAAGCGGGTGGAGGGTATGCTGGGCAGGACTTTGAACGTCCCTGCGCACCTATCCAAGACCAACGGGCCGAGAAAGGCAGTTCGTCAGACGCTCACCATCAAGAAAGACAAAACCTTCTTAATCGGTTCAGACGCCCACTACGAGGCCAACACCGTAACCACTGCCCACCTTGCCTTCGTTGAATTAGCCAAGCAACTCCAGCCAGATGTCATCGTCTTGAATGGTGACTTGATGGATGGCGCAAGCATCAGCCGCCACGCCCCACTGGGGTGGGAAGAAAAGCCCACAGTGGAACAAGAGCTAAACACCGTGACGCAAAGGCTCTCAGAGATTGAGAAGGCTGCGCCCAACGCGGAGCGGTTCTGGACAATGGGCAACCACGACCAGCGCTTTGATATGTCACTGGCGCAGAATGCGGCGATGTTCCAGGGAGTCCCAGGGTTCAGCCTAAAAGACCATTTTCCTAGCTGGACTTTCTGTATGTCCCTATGGGTTGATGGTGCAGAAAAGCCGATCATGATCAAGCATAGATTCAATGGCGGAATCCACGCTGGATACACGAACGCCCTGAAATCTGGAATTCACATAATAACCGGCCATACACACCAAATGGAGTGTAAGAGTTGGAGTGATTACAACGCGCATCGCTATGGGGTGCAATGCGGGACGATGGCAGACCCACATCAGCCGAGCTTTGATTATGCCGAAGACACTCCAAAGAACTGGGTGTCAGGCTTTGTTGTCCTTACCGTCCGTGATAACTTCCTGCTAACGCCAGAGTTCGTGAAGGTTCACAAGCCAGCAGAATACGAGTGGCGGGGCGAGATCCACCGAGTAGATTACGAATGATGCGCGAGATAGACGCCACCGAGTACATAATTGCCAACCAACTCAACTACCTGAGTGGGCGGGTGGTTCACTTGATTACGGAATACGGGGTCACGAAGGACATCCAAGTTTTAGAGGAAGCCTGCCGCGATCTTGCTACACTTGTTCAACGAGAACGGTTCATCGAGGAGAGGTTTGGTGCCGACAGTTCTGATTGAGGATCTACCCAACAACTGTCAGGTGACAGTCATCGTCTCAGACCTATACGAAGAGGAGCCAGACCCTAACCTTCCAGCGGAGATGCCAGAGGGTCAGGAAAGGGAGAATATCTGGTTGGTTAGCAAGGCTGGTCAAACTCCATAACGATCCGGCCAATCTCTGCAACTAAGGGTGGGACTACGGCGTTTCCGAGGGCTTTAAGTCTGTGTGACCGATTGGGAACCCCATCAGCCACTCGACCCACGTTGGGTTCAGGGAGCCAGATTGGGGCGGTTTGTTGTCTTCTTGTGTCGCCACTGATGTCAGGGTTGGCGTGTTCCGGTTGTATTCCGATGGGTACGCCCCCTCTTTGCTGTTGTGAGCTGTTGGCGTGGGATACATTTTCACTTGATCTTGTAACCTGACTTGTATTTTGTGTCCGCTCGCTCTTGTTGTCTGACCTTCCAAAAGTGCTTTTGGTGTCCCCCCTGACGTTGCCGCTGGTGTGCGCCACAACCCATACTCTGTCTCTTCGGTGATGGGCGCCGACGGCACAAGCTGGAAGTACAAACGTCCAGCAGGTGTAGCCTTCCCCTTCCAAGTCAGATAGCACATTGTCGAGTTCCATCGGGATGATTCCAGAAACATTCTCGCCAATGACCCATGTGGGAGCCACTTCGCGTATGACTCGCAGCATTTCCGGCCAGAGTGCTCTGTCATCTTCTGCGCCGAGTTGCTTCCCGGCAACACTGAATGGCTGACAAGGGAATCCCCCGCAAACAAGCTCAACTGTTCCTCGGTAATCATATCCGTTCAACTCCGTGATGTCTGAATGTATAGGGAGGGTGGGCCAATGCTGGGCCAGTATCTTTTGGCAGAAAGGGTTTTGCTCGCAGAAGGCGACAGTTTCCATACCTGCTGATTCTAGCCCAATGGAGAATCCGCCAATGCCAGAGAATAGATCAAGGACGCGCACAAGTAAGTTCCATATTTAGGTAGTTTGTCTGGACTCC